CCCGCAAGCCACTCCTACCTCGGAGTCTTGAAGTCAACCGTGAGTGTCAAAGACCCTCGCGCTGCCATCCTCACTATGGGTCAGGTGAACGCTGCTGCCAGCCCCTACACCGTGACCTCTGACATGAAGACTGCGTTGAAGAACATCCAGTTCCTCTACGCATAGTAAGTAACCCTCTAAACGAATTGAACGAATATGCAATCAAGTCTATTCACGGAAATCGTTGAGAAGTATTTCCGACTGGTAATTGGTAAGATTACCGAGAAGTTCAATGACAAGAAGACTGAGCCGACCCTGCTGCACAAGACCATGCTCACGGAGGAATACTCCGCTGACCTGAACTGGGGCAGCACTGAGCTGAACCACTCCATCGTAGCCGCTGATGTGGTGTCTCTCGACTCTTCTCTGCCGTTGAAGAAGCGCGGCAAGATTGGTAACGCCACTGGTACTATTGCCAAAATCGGTGTGAAGTTCCGCAAGAGCGAGAAGCAGATCACCGACATCAACGTGATGCGTGCCCGTGGTGCCGACGAAGCTACCGTAGTCAGCAAGATTTTCGATGACGCTCCCAAGGTGGTGAAGTCTATCGACGTGCGTAAGGAAATCATGTTCCAGCAAGCCCTCTCCACTGGTCAGGTGCTTGTCACCGACGCAAGCGACGAGAACAGCACCAACGACGGTACTGGCGTTCGCGCAGACTTCGGCTACCTCGCTACCAACAAGTTCAAGAACACCGTGGCTCCTTGGGGCAACAAGGTAGCCCGTCCGCTCGATGACCTCCGTCAGATGTTCGACAAGGCCAAGGAGGACAGCAACATCATCAGCCTTGTGCTGTTGACTGAGACCTACTTCAACTACATGCGTAAGAGTATGCAGTCGAAGCTGCTGACCGCCACCTTCGAGAATCAGGTCATCACGTCGCTGGCTCTCCTGCCTATCCCCTCGCGCAGGGCTTTCCTTGAAGCGTTGAAGGATGAGTTCAAGGCTGAGTTCCGCATCGTGGACGGTGTGTTCAAGATTGAGAACCCCGACGGCTCTACGTCTGCCGTGCGTCCTTGGGTTCAGGCTAACGTCGTAGGTCTGCCCTCCGAGAAGGTAGGTCGCCTTGTCTACGGTACACTGGCTGAGGAAACAAACCCTGTTGCTGGCGTGGCCTATCAGAAGGCTGGCTCGCACATCCTCGTGTCGAAGTATTCAAAGACCGACCCGCTGGAGGAGTTTACTGCAGGACAGGCTCTGTGTATGCCCGTTATCGACGGTGCAGACAGTATCTACCTGCTGGAGGCCGACCAAGTCGCTACTGGTGCCCTTGTCGTTACTGGCGAAGGACTGAGCGACGGCACACTGAGTGTAGCCAAGACCGCTTCCACCAACATTCTGACGGTAGCCTACAAGGGTGATATCGACGAGCTGACCTTCGAGTCCGACCAGACGTGGTGCACACTCAAGCATCAGGACGGCGTTCTGACGGTCAAGGTTGCGGCCAACAGCACAGCTTCGGCTCCTGCCCGCACCGCCAACGTCACCATTACCGACGGTTACAACACCGTCGAGATTGAGGTGCAGCAGGCCGCAAACTCCTAACCCTCTCACCCTGACTGATTGAATGGCAACTATTCTCGAAGCCCTAAAGGGTATCAACTCTTACCCCATCCCGCTCCGCACCTTACAAGAGGTTGCGGAGCGCAGGGGTCTTGACCTATCAGCAGCCGCGACAGCAGAGAGCCTCCGAGGTGGCGCATTCGGCCTCGCCAAGGCAGACCTGCTGTTGTGGCTCTCGATGGCTCCTAACATTACTCAGGGCGGTCAGTCCTACTCGTTCACAGACGAGCAGCGCACGGATATGCGCAACCTCGCGCAACAGCTCATGGACGAGTTCGAGGAGGAGCTGCCGAAGACCATTTACGGCTACAAAGGAAAGAGGCTATGATTATTCAGAACGGTACAATCGAGGCAAAGGCCAAGACGGGTGGAGGCATAGACGCTACTACTGGTCATGCCGTCAAGCCCACTACGACCTCATGGGGAACCCCTATTCCCTGCCAGTATATCCAGCTGACGCACAACAAGCTCGGACGTGTGAACGGAGAGCACTACACGCTCGCTACCTATCAGGTGTTGATAGAGGAGCAGCCGTTCTCAGCCGAGCAGGTGCGCTTGAAGGACATGGCGGGTAACACCGTAGGGGAATACTCCATAATCTCGGTGAAGCCGCTCGAAGCCGTCTGCGAGACAGAAATTCTGATATGAACGGCGAGAGGAGGGCGAGAACACAAAGAAAACTCCACGGGTAGGTAACTTACTACCCAGCGAAAGAAAATGCGTCTCGCACAAAATTCGCCAAAAATAACTCAGAAATGCCGATAGTACAGAAAACCCCGAAAGCCAGTATTGACGAGTACATCGTCAAGCGCACGAAGGAGCTGGAGCAAGCACTTGTTTACAACCTTCTTGCCGTTGGTGAGCAGTGCGTGAACGCTGCCCGCATTACTGAGCAGAAGGGCAGAGACTTCACCGACCAAACGGGAAACCTCCGCAGCTCTATCGGCTATGTCGTAGCAATCGACGGGCAGATCATTCAGGAAAGCTCCTTCCAGCAGGTCAAGGATGGCGGCGACGGTTCCAAGGAGGGCAAGGCGTTTGCTGAGAGCCTTATCCAGCAGTTCCCGAAGGGTATAGTGCTGCTGGTCGTGGCAGGAAAGAACTACGCTCAGTATGTAGCCGCTCGCGGCTATGATGTCCTTGACACCGCAGAGACACTTGCAAACAAGCTCGTACCGAAGCTGCTTGAACAGCTCGGACAGCAATAAAACGACACTAAGCAATGGCAAAGACAGGCTCACAGATAGAAGGTGACATCCGTAATTTCCTCCTTACCAGCGACCTCGCAAAGATGTTGACTGGCTCAGTATACAGGGAGGGTACACGTCCCCGCGACAGCAAGCTGGAGGATGCCGTCGTAATCTTCACGACTGGCACCCCTACGCAGGTTGAGGAGGGCGTTGTCACCGTCAATATCTACGTTCCTGACATCGACCCCTACGGGAACGGTGTGCTTACCAAGGACGGTGGCCGCTGTGAGACGCTGGAGGTAGCAGCCCAACAGTGGGTGAACAGCCTGAAAACCTCTGTGTCAAATTACAAGTTCCGTCTGCAGATGGCTATCTTCACCGCAGAACAGCCCGAAATCAATCAGCATTTTGTCGTTGTACGGCTGGCTTACCAGTACTACGGCGGCGAGTAGTAAATTCATCACTAACTCATAAATCGTAAACAACTATGGCAATTCTATCTTGGGGCAAATGCTCTATCACTCACGGAACCTCCTCTAACGGTGCAGCCGCTTCTAATTGGACGGTCATTGACACCCCGAAGGAGGACACCACGAAGCTGACTACCACCGCTGGCACCGAGACTACTGCTACTGAGGAGGGCGGCGGTATCGTCGACGCTCGTAACGGTAAGAACAGCTACCAGCTGGAGTTCGACCTGTTCGTCAAGAAGGGCGGCACCCGTCCGTTCACTGACGATGACGGTGTTGTTGCTGGCGAACACTCCTTCCGTGTCACTCCTGAAGACCCGACCTGTGAGGGTATTCAGATTGACCGCTCTATCGTTCGCTGCGAGGAGTCTTACAGCACCGCTGAGGGTAAGCTGCTGCACTACGTCGTGCGCTGCTTGAAGCCCGCTTCGGGTAACACTGTGAAGCCCTACACCGCTGGCGCAAATCCCCAGTAACGGTTAAACCCTTCAACTTTCTTGTACTTCATCCCTCTGTTTCAGACCCGTGGCGAGGGGGTCAACAAACAACCCTCGCCATTTTTCAATATCGCGGTGTAGAGCAGATGGTAGCTCGGGAGGCTCATATCCTCCAGGTCGCAGGTTCGAGTCCTGCCATCGCAACAAGCTAACAACCCTCTCAGACATGAAGAAGAAAGAAACCATAGAGACAAGAGTAGCCGAGGCCGTCCTGCAACAGCCTATGGAAGTGGCCGTCGGCAAGAGTACATACCTTGTAGCCCCTCCGAGCGTCGCTACGCTCATTCTCGCCTCAGAAGCCGTCAGCCGACTGCCAGCAGGTGCAATGGATGAGCAGCGTGTGCTGGAGGAAACATTGGCAAAGGCAGAATATTGTCGCCCTCTCGGTGAGGTGGCGGCAATTCTCATTCTCGGAGCCAAGGGGCTTACTGAGACCGTCAAGGTGAAGGAGAAGCAGTGCAGACGCTACCTGTTCGGCCTGTTCCACCTGACACGCACGGTGGAGGTTGAGCGCATCGTCAACCGCAAGGAGCAGCTGGCCGATGATCTTCTTGAAAACCTCACGCCATCGGAACTGAACCTGCTAATCAGCCAAATCCTCAGCCGGATGCAGATAGCGGATTTTT